GCGTTACCTAGAGATGATGCTGTGTTTGACAACTCAACATATCCGTAACGTGTTAGGAAGCCAACTACTGGCTCGAATGTTGCTGGATCTAGAACAACACCAGAGCTCATTAGAGGAATATATGGGCAATAGAACGCAGCAGCATCTGCTTCGCTAGAACCCTTATAACCAATTAGAACTTGGCTAGCATCAGCACCGGTGTCAGGTAGATATGCATCTACATAAACACGCATTGCGCCGTTTAGTGTACCAACAAACTTGGTATTTGTTGGAGCTTCGAATGTGCCTTCTGTTGTGCGAGCAAAAGCAGAAGTTGTTGCGCTCTGTAGAATTGTTAGAGCTTGGTTAGAAACAACAGCCCAGTTACCAGCACCACGACGTGTACGCTGAGCAATTAAGTTGCTTACACGGTTGATCTGGATAGCTAGAGCAGCGTGCTCATCACCAACGAATGTAGCAGTACCAGAAACTAGACTTTGGTCATATGTTTCTTCGACACTTGCTAGGCTACGTAGAGAAGCTAGAATTTCTTGGTCGATTTCAGCTGTAATTTCTTGTGCTAGAGCAGCCATAATTTCAGCTTCGATGTCGATACCTTGTTGTGCTTGTGCATCTTGAGCAGCCTCGAATGTCCAGCGAGCGCTGAGTTTACGGCTCTTAGCTTCAACTGGTGTCTTCAAGATTTGAATGCTCATACGCTTACCTGGACGACCTTCTAGTGCCGCAGTTGTATCAGCTTTTGGTGCTGAATTAACGTTGTTACCAGAATAAGCAGCAGCAATCTTGAATGGGCTTAGTGCCTCTTCACCTGCTACAACTCCGTCTCCACTATCAGCATAACGAACACGTAGAGTGTGGATCTGTGCAACAGGTCCAGTCATTGGTTGAACACCAACGATTTCGTTAGCAATAACTGTTGGCATAACACGACGGATAACTGGAAGGATAACACGGTTAAGTGTTGCTACGTTACCAGCACTGGTTGCACCAGCAGTTGCGCTTTCAGCCAAATAACGACGTGTGTTTTCTAAGCATACGTTCATAGAAGCACGACGGTTACCTTGTAGGCCTTCAAGCAGAGCTTCTTTGGTCTCTGACCATCTTTCATTTAAAAGTTGTGACATTTTTTATTGTCTCCTTGAATTATTTTGCTAGACCCGCTAATTTGCGGATGTCTAGTATATTATCTAAGCCTACCTCTGGCTTTGCTTCACGATTACCAGTTACTGCTGTACTTTCTGCAAGTACAGTCTTCTTGCTAATCTTCTTTTCGCCCTCCATTACTGCGGGTAGGTATTTTTCGAAAGCATTTGAAAGTTTTGAAGTCTGAACAGACTCTAATAACTCTCTCATGATTTCACGCTTATCAGCACTTAAAGGTGCTAACATTTCAGCCATTACAGATTTACGCTCCATTAAATCTTTAGTAACACGAAGTTCGCGTTCTTTAGATTCAACTAATGTTGCTTTTTCTGTTATTGCCTGTTTTGCTTCTGCAAGTTCTTGTTCTTTCTTTTGAATAATCTTTAACAATTTACTTGTTTCAGACTTTTCATTTAAGAAAGATCCTGCATATTCTTGAGCAAATGCTTCATATATACGACGACCAAAGTCATTGTTTCTAGCGTTATTAACATCTTCTTTTAATTGCTTAATTTCGTATGTTAATTTTTTAGTTACCGCTGATTCAACTACTTTAGCTGATCGCTGTATAAATGCTTTTCTTAACTCATTAAATTTTTCTTTAGACTCGCGTACTAATTTAACCTTAGTATTAGCTAAGTCTTTCTTATCGATAGCAAATTCATTAATTTCTTTTGATAAAGCGTGTACTACAAATTGCTCTAACTTTTGGAAATTTTCTGAAACATTTTTACGATCTTTCTGGAACTCTATTAATTCCTTGCCTAATTGTTTGATTACAAATCCTTCTAGTTTTTTAGCATCTTCAGCTATCCTTACACGATATGCTGTTTGAGCTTCTGCTAGAGATTTTTTGTCTTCGTGCAATTCAGCCATTTCTGCAGCCAACTTCTCGCTTAACATCTTGTCGATTGCTTCAACCATGACTTGTTTGTCATACTTGTATTTTTGTGCAAACTCTTCACGAAGTTCAGCGGTTATTTGGTCGCGATTTTCTTGAATCTTGGCAGCTAATGCAGATTCAACAATTGATTTTGTTTCTTCTGACATCACGCCTGATTCGACTAATTGTTTGAATGCGTCCAACATTTATTTCTCCTCGGGCTTATTTTAGACCTTTAATAATATTCAAGAGACTTTCTTGAAGATATTTCTGGGCCTTTGGATCTTCTTTTACTTCTTTAGCTACACCTAACGCTTTATTTCCTCCTCTGGTGTTCATGAGATGTTCATAAACAGGAGTAGGATAGGCGCCAGGTGCACTAGGTTGTGCAACTATATCCACAGTAATAATTTCAAAATCGGATACTTTGCCGCTTAAGTCGTCAACGTTGCCGCTGCCGCGTGAGCTGACACCAAGTTTTACACCGCTTTCTAACATAGTGCGAATAAGGTTGCCCATCGGGGTAGGAAGAATTTTCATCTTTCCATAACCATTAGGACCTTCCATCCACATTTGAGTGATCATATGAGATACACGGTCCAAATTGACTTTTAAATCATCAGGATGATCAACTTCTCCTAATACACTGTATCCATTTTGAACTTGATCGTTTAGAGTTTTAACTGCACGTTCAATTTCATCAACTGGATATACTCTTCCATTTGCGTTTCGAATACCGCCTTGAATTGCAATACCTTTTAGATAAAGACTTTTACCGTCTTTATCATCAGATTCTAATACAATCCCTGATTGATCAAAACTTAAATGTTCTCTTAGATAAGCGAGTTTCATCCTGATTCTCTAATTATTTGCTATAAGGCTTCAAAAACTGCTTTTTAGTTTCTGGAGCAATACTGGTTTGTCCGGCCTTGTCGCCTGTACCTGCACCAACTGGTCCAGGACCTGCACCCTTCTTTTCAGGACCGTGACCGTCGGAAACTTTTGTCAATCCTTTAACACTGACTTTTCCGCCTGGTACATTTTGATTACCAGTTTTCATATCCTGAGCAGGCTTAACTAAACCTCCAGCTTTTCCAGTTGGTTTGGTTCCAACATTTGTACCTTCGCCGGTCTTCATATCACCTAAGATGTTTGAAGCGTTTACGTTTGCAGGACCAGGTTTATTTTTTCCTGAAGCAATTGGGCTTTTACCTTCTACAGGAGCACTTTCTTTATCACCGGTTCCGGCACCAGCATATTGTCCCTGAGATTTTTGTGTACTACCTTTTTCCCAATCACTGCCGACTTTTTCTACATATTCACGAGTCATACGCTTTTTTCCTTCGTATACACCCATTTGTAGATCTTTGTCGTCGTCATTTTCTTCATCGCCGCCAACTGGCATAGATGTTTCGTCGCTGTCAAACTCGTCTGGCTCTTCACCATCCATTTGATCTAAAACTGCTTGCAATTCACCTACAATGTCAGCAAGTTGTTGTTGTACGTCGTCTGAAGAACTTGTATCAAATTCTAAATCGTCGCCTTGATCTTGAGGAACCATTGGCTCGTCATCGGAATCAGGCATTTCATCGTCGGCTTCGTCGTCAGCCTCGTCGTAATATTCTTCGCCTTCTTCGGGCATAAAACCTTCGTCTTGTTGCTCTTCTTCAGACTCAACAGATTCATCTTGTTGCTCTTCATCTTCCTCAACAGATTCATCTTGTTGTTCATTGTCTTCTTCTGCTTCTTCAGCAAGAAGTGATTCATAAATTTCTCTAGATTTTTCAACTACTATCTCATGAAATAGCTCGTTAGCTTTATCATGTTCTTCATTGACTAAGTAATCTAGCAACTGTTCAAATTTTGTTGACATTGCGTATATCTCCTTAATGGTTAGGCAAGGTTCTGTAATGTATATTTACAGATCTAATGAATTACTTATACAAAATAGGCCAAAAATGAGCCATTTTTGTAAAAAAATTAAAAAAATCAATAATTATTGTGCAGCTTCCGGGGGAGGAGTTGCATACATTTTTCGTACTAATAGTAAATCTTCGGCATGTTCTTTCTGATGTGCTTCGGATGCTTTTCTTATTTGATTTATCATTTCTAATGTTAGCCTAGTTTTTCTTGTATCGCGGGATGTCAACACAGAGGTATCATTTTGACTCAAGTATCGATCAAATTCTTGAGGCTCAGCTCTTTTATTATCAAAGTAGATAAATTCTTTTAACAACATAATATTATTTATACCGGAGGAGGTGTAGTTTCGGCTCCTGCTGCTGGTGCAGCACCGGCAGCTTCATCTGGCAATGGTTCAGAATTTGATAATGAGTCAATGTCTGAATTCATACCATC